GCACAAAGCCGTTCTTGTCCTTCTCGTACACAGGCAGGCCGTCCTTGTCCAGCACGTCCTCCATCATATCCTCCCCGTCCGGGCCTTTTGCCTTCTCCTCACGGGTGACCTTGGTGTACATGATGACATAGAGGGCCTTGCCGTTATCATCGTCCGCAGGCAGCTCGGTCTTTCCGCCCACCCCGGTGAACCACAGGTTCTCAGCGTCCGGCTGGATCTCTCCATCCAGGGTCACGCCGCCCTCGTTGGCCTTGCCGCTGCGGTACAGCTTCTTGTTGGCGCGGAACCGCTCAGCCTCCCATTTCAGGTTTTCCACTGTGTCGCGCCCAACCAAGAGAACATAGGGCTGGGACTGAACATCCCGAATATTGGGATTTCCAAACATCACGTTGATGCCGTCCACCAGCTCCATCTGAATCTCGCCCCGATGCTGACCGAACGCACCGCCGTAGGGCCGTGCGTCAGGATCGAAGTAGAAGTGGGCGCAGTAGTCGCCGGTCTGAGCGCCATCGAACAGAGCCTCACGAATGCGGTAATCAAACTTGAACTTCTCCAGCAGATTGCTCACTTCCGCGTTGGCAAACAGCGAGGCGTCCAACCCCTGGTTAGGTCTAGCGCTGGGATCCTCCGCCCCCAGCATCAGCTCCTTGTGCTGCACCTGTCCGGTGCCGTCATAGTAGGCCAGCGGCTCGAACCGCAGCGTCACGCCGGAGGAGGTCAGCGACGCGATAAACAGGCTTGCTATGCGTTTGATAATGTTAAACGTAGGCTTGGGCAGCCCCCGCATGGCGGGAGTGTTGGGCAGATTGATCCACTGGTTTCCCACAAAGAACTCCGTGTTGGTCTCCACCAGGGAGTACTGGTTGGGCACCAGAGAGTTGTTGTAGTTTCGCCCATCCTCGTACAGCTTCCAGGCCTGGGGATGATCGTTCACCATCAGTCCTCACCTCCCATGCCGTATGCCTGCTCCACTGAGTAGTTCTGCAGGTGCTGGAAAGCCTTCTGCTGCTCGATCAGCTGCTGCCGTTCCCGTTCTCCGGGCGGCTCCACCTTGGGCGGTCTGGTCACCGCTTTGCAGGCCACCCAGCCGCATACAGCTCCGACCGCTACCAGCGCCATAGCCAGCAGCGCGCCCAGAAATCCATAGACTAAGCTCATAAAGGCCCTCCTATCCGTAAAAATCGTAAATATCTCCGTTGAGAAACACATCTTCTTCTCGTTCCACCGCCTCCCGCAGGCGCTTATCCTCGGGATCGGGAGCAGGTGGGATGTGTCCGCTGGAATAGATCATGTAGGTCAGTGCCTGGCTGGCACTGTCCACCATATCGTCATGCTTTGCCGCCGGAAATGCGGCGAACTGGTCTAAAAATTCTCCCACCCAGGGCGCGTCCTTTGGCAGGAATACGTGGCCGCTCTCAATGGCAGCGGAGATGGCGTTCACGCGGGACACCTTTCCGCCCTTGGGATTTACCGGCACACAGAACATCTCCCGCCCCAGCACATTGATGATGGCGGTACCGTTGGCCTTGTCCTCGATGAGCACCGTCCTGGCCTGGGGATAGAGCTTGCGCACCGTGCGGATGGCTGCCAGCGTCCCGGTAAAGTCCAGGTGCTTGTTCAGGCAGTAGCGCAGGTAGTAGTCCTCCCCGCGCTTTCCCCATACCGTGATGGCCACATAGTCATTGTCCTCCGCGCCCTTGAAGGCTGCGTCCACGCTGATCAGCTGGGTTGCGTATGCCGGCTCATCCTTGGGGTCGTAGTAGCGCCACCAGCTCCGCTTGATCAGGTTGCCGCCCTCCACTCTGGGGGAGCATTGATACAGGGCCTGCCACGCTCTCAGGCCGCCCTGCTTGGGGTCGTTGGTGTAGCTGGCCTTGAACTGCGTCAGCCAGTCCCTGTCCTTGCCCAGCTCCGGAGCCAGAGGATCGCCGGGTTTGCGGCCCAGCAAGTCCCCTTCCTCTGCCTCAATGGGCAGCCGCAGCAGGGTGGTGTTCGGCTCTGACCGCAGCAGCCGTGCTGCCAGGTCATCCTCATGCCAGGGCGTCATGATCACGATCACCTTGGCTCCCGCCGCCAGACGGGATTTCAGGGTGTTCTGCCATTCTGCCCACAGCTTCTCCCGGTAGGCCTCGCTGTCGGCCTCCTCGCGGTTCTTGATGGGGTCATCGATGAGCATCAAGTTTGCCGGGTTTCCGGTGATGCCTGACATAATGCCGCGGCTGATCATTCGGCCCCAACCGTTGCTCAGCTCAAACTCGGTTGTGGTCCAGATAATGCCCTTGGACAATCCAAACACATTGCTGCCGAACTGCTCCACCTTCTCCAGATTCTTCCGCCCAAACCTCCGGGCGGTGTCCTCGTTGTAGCTGGCCTCAATAATGCGGTTCTTTGGGTACCGCCCCAGATACCAGCTGGGGAAGCTCTCCGTCACCGTCAAGCTCTTTCCATGCTGGGGCGGCGTCTGGATCAGCAGAATGTCATAGGCATTCCCTGTGTCCGTCTCCACAAACTCCTGCACCCGGTCGGCCAGGTAGTCGCTCATCCGGGTGCGCTTCCAGCTGCCCCCATGGACGAAGTAGAGATACCGCCGGAAGGATCTTCGGGCCAGCTCACGCTTTGCAAGCTCCCGGCGCAGATAGCCCTTGTCGCCTTTACTCATCAGCCTCATCCGCCAGCGCGGCCAGTTCCTCGTCAGTCAGCTTGCTCAGATCCAGCGCTCTGACCTCGATGGGGCCGCTCTCCAGCTCCACCGCCTGGGTGGGCTTGCCGTACACGGCCTCGTAAAACCACTTCTCAATGTCGGCCTTCACCTTCACCGGTGTGTTTTCATTGTCCGCAATCGCCCGCAGCCTCTTCGGCGCCTGCTTTGCGTAATTCTGTAATTCCTTGGGACGGGGTGGTCTGCCACCCGGATTGCCGCTCTGGCCTTTCACAAACCGTCCTGCTTTGTCCCTGTTCTGAGGCATGTCACCCCTCCTCTCATGTTTATCACCGCAGCTTCCCACCCTAGCTGTAAGCGGTGGACTTTCCCGCACCTTTCGGTGCACTCCGTTGGAGCAGATGGAGGGATTTGAACCCCCGACCCGATGGTTACAAGGCATCCGCTCTGCCTGACTGAGCTACATCTGCATAGATGCCGCACGGCGTTGGTTGCCACCGCACAGCATGGGGAGAAAGGTATCCCCGGCAAAGGGGATGGAGCAGCATACCGGGTACGATCCGGCGATACCAGCTTGGAAGGCTGGTGTGTTTCCAACTACACCAATGCTGCATATTCGCCCCGGCAAGGGGTGGACCGGGGCTATCAGGAGAAAGAAAAAAACTGGGAACCGGAAATTCTGGCATTCCCGGCCCCAGTTTAATTCAGCTTTTGGGTTTTGTCGCACTACATCTTGTGGTCACAAAAATTTATTCGTAAATTTTGTGAGAAAATTTTTCGATCGTCACAAAGCGCTGCCCACACACCTTGCACCTTCGCCGCCGAAGAATACTTCCATCAAAGCATTCCCGACTGTCGTAGACGACACTGTCCTCTCCGCACTCCGGGCACATACGTGCAGCAGCATCTTCATAAGGCATTACGCCATCTCCTCGTATGCCGCTCCTGTCTGCATCATCTCACAGATGAATGCCATGTTGCAGGCCACGTGCTTGTAATGCTCAATGCCGCTCTCTCCGTCCTTGCCGCGAGGATCTTCCACAAACGCCAACCAGTGACGGTAAGCTGCGTTGATGTACCGCTCCAGTTCAACCTGCTTCCAGTTGTCTGGGCTGCCGTACTTCCGGTTGCCGTACATCCGCACCTGAGCAATGTCCCGGATGATCTGACCAGGGACCAGAGCCAATTCCAGCTTGCCGTCATCCGCCTTTGCCTCCTGGTTGTGACCGACATTCGTGTCGGCCGCAACCTTCACAGGCACCCAGTTGGTCGGAGCCGCATCAGGCTTGGCCGTTGTCTTGCAGCCCTTACACATGCGAGAATCCTCCTGCCCGCAGTTAATACAAGATTTAACCATTCTCATTACCTCCAAAACTCGCCGCATGCAGCATCCGCTCACGGGCCTCTCTTGCTTCTCTGATCTCGTGCTCGTAAAGATACTCGATCTTCATGCCGGCCACCTTCTCCGCTCTCTGGCGCAGTTTCTCGTAGGCATACTCGGCGTCCACTTCCTGCTCCATTTTGGTCATCTTCTCGATGTTGACCTGCAGCGCGGGGAAGAAGTCCCGGTTCATCCGCTCCGGGCCAATGCCGAAGGCGTCCGCAATGGAAACCACCATCAGCCACATGGCCTTCTGGGTGTGGATTTCGGACTTGAGCTGTACCGTGGTATCTGCCGCAGCCTGTTCCACCGCCTGGCGAATAAAGGCCCGTTTCGCCATCACCTGGGCATAATTCATGCCGTTGGGCTTACCCTGTCGGGAATGCTTTTTCTTTGCCATCACCACACCCCCTCATCCAGCTCGTCCAAATTTCGGATATGGATCATGCTGCAGCTGGTGCCGTACTTCTGGATCCAACTCACCACAGCCGCCCAGTTCTTCCTGCGTACCCGCTTGAAGCGGTTCTTCGGCTCCTTCCGAAACGTGATCGTAAATCCCATTATGCACCTCACAGTCCCAGGTTCAGCAGCCGAACCAGCGCGCAGTCGCTGCAGTGCAGCTCATTCAGCGTGACCTCATCCAATCCCATGCGATTAAAGCGGCAGTAATCATCACAGAAGATCTCCGCCACCTTGTTCGCCTGGGTCTCCCAGCAGGCGGGATGGAATACCTTCGCAGCCTTCACAGGCTGATTACAGAATTTACAGTTTGCCATTTCTTTCTTCCTCCAAAAGTCATTACTTTTGTCATTATTCTTCCGGCACAGATCTGACCTGTCCATCGATCACCTTGCACATCAGATCTGCCGCATCCAGCACCTCCACCGCCATAGACGGATCGTCCGGGTACTGCTCCATGCGGCGCCTGGCCCGGAGATACCGATTCTGTGCCGCCTCGATGTTCCGTCGC